ATATATATGCTTCTAATCTAAAACTATCATCAAACTTAGAGACGATTACTTCTTTAATTATTTTTTTCTCATTAATAATTTTTCTGGGCATGTAAACAACATCCTGCCCATATATTGATAATTGCTCATTAATCAAATCTTGAATTAATCTTTGTTCACTTGGTGAACCTTGTAAGAAATAAGAATTTAATGGTGTCATTATCCAATCATGTCCATTGGTGGAAGTTCATACTCTGTTTTGAGTAATTTCTCTATCTCATCTAGTTCTCTAATTGCATCTTCATATAGTTGTCTTCCATTTAATGTTATTCCACCAGGAAGTTGAACACCATTAAATTTAATCATATTTTGTCCCCACTGCCTTTTAATTAATGCAGTAAGATATCTTTTTAGCCAAAAGTCATTGTATATCTTTGGAAAATCATTTGGATTTATGATTCTATAACAATCCAAAATGATGTATTGATCCGCATCAACTTGTTGCCAATCAATATCTAGATATAATCTATGCTGCTTTTTGTTGAATCTTAATTGAACATCTGGAGTTAAAATTCTACTAATGTCTTCTAAATGAGTTTTTACCATTGCATAATTTAGCAAATCCAATGCCCCGTAATAATACAAGTCATTTAAAAAGATTTGATATTTGATATTAAATAGACCACTAGAAATTGTACTTGAATCTACTTTAAATACATTATTAACTCCAATAATTGTATCTGGAAGTGCGAGAAAATTTGTAGTTTCTTCATAAGATACAGTTGCTATTCCTACAGAGGAATTGGCAGTACTTGTTTGTATTCCAGATCTTATTGTTTCCTTTTCACCTGGTTGTAATTTGTGCTTTAAATAAACTCTTTCTATTCCATCAAAATGTCTTTCATGGAAATATTGCAAGGCATCATCTACTAAATCACCAATCTGGTCATCATCGACATTTACCTCTAAAACTGGTTTTCCTAATTTTCTGAGACAATATTCGATAAGACCTTGACGAGAATTCGGTGATGCCATTGCAATATACTCCTCCCTTTAATGATATTTATGCCTGTGCCTCTGCCCAACGCAATACAAGGTTTCCTGTAATAGGAGCACCAGTAGTCAAATAAACGTTAATTGCAAGAACATCTGGTCCATTAGGGAAAGTTCCTCTTCCTCCAATTGGAGTGTTATTCAACTCCTTAAGTTCAGAAAGATCGATAGTAGATTTATCGACAGCAGAACCAACAAAGGAGAATACAGTTTCCCCTGGAGCAGCAGATACTGTGTTTGATGTAAATGTATAAGTTGTTCCAGATGGTCCAGAATTCACAGAGTTTGAGAACTGAACATAATTCCTAGTTTGATCGAATCTGAATATGTTAATAACTCTTGTTCCTCCAGGAACTCCAGTACCACTGACAAAGAAACCAATTCTAACGTTTGCAACATCAACATTATTAAAAACTTGATATTGGGTAAAGTAATTTTGTGTTAATGAAGTAGTTGCATTTATTGTTTGTGCTCCACCTTCCCAAGTAATTGCGGATGCGTTAGCAATCTGAGCAAATGATGGTTGTCCACCAGCACCCTGTGAAGTAAGAGTAAACCACTGAACAGTAGATGGATTTGATGGATAATTTGATGGATTTAAAATTCCTTCAATAATAACTGCCTGTGATGTGGAACCACCAGTTGGAGTAAATTCAAGAGACTTCAATAGTAATTGTGCTCTATTGATTAATTCTCTTTGTCCCAAATCACCAGTAATTGCATTAGAAACACTTGGTGCAAGACGAATCATGAATGTGGTTGCTTTTGTTGTCGATATTGTTCCACCAACGAATGGATAGTTGAAGATGTATCCTCTATCACTATCAAATAGTCCATCAGTCAAGAACGCAGAACCCCAGTGACTGATAATTGGTGTTGCAGTATTGCTCAATAGAATTGCACCAGCACCAGCAGCATGGGAAACTGCTGTTCCCGCACTGTAAGTTCTGAATGAACCAGATGAATAGTTTCCAAAAGTTGCTGCTCTTGTGACTCCAGTTAAAGTATTTCCAGATTTTCCAGTGTAGTTGATAAGTTCATTATCGACATAAATTGTTCCAGAGTTTGGATATAATGAAGCATCTACCAATGGAATTGTTGTCTGAGAGTTTGTTATATTTGAAGAAAGACTTGTTTTTGGTCCCTCATTTATAACTTCATAACGAACTGGCAAGTTACCAGATCTCATATATGCTTCAGTATTTTTGTTATTGTTCTTTAATCTATGTACAAATAGATAGTCACCATTTGGTCCACGGAGCATCCAGTCAATAAATCCAGCACCGTACCATGTATATTGGAAACCAATCATTTGCATTTTATTGATTTCAATATTATAACCACTTGCACCAGTTCCATCTGCACGATCAATGTTCCACTGATACTGTGGAATTATAATATCTTGAACTAAGGTTGCCTTTGCTCCAGAGATTGAAGAAACTCCTCTAAAATCTGGAGAAACTGTCATTCCATTGTTTCCTATAATAGAAGTTACTACATGGGTCATTCCACGTATTACGATTCTATCACCAACAATTAATTGATCACTAAATCTCGTGTTAGTACCAGAAATAAAGTTTGAATCTGGAGTAGCAGATATTGTTCCTGCCAATTGGAATGTTGCAGAACGAAGTCCAACAGACAAGTTAATGCCATCATACTGCCAGAAAATACCATTCTGGTCATCGAATGCACCAGCACGAACAGTAGCACCCTTCCATCTATACAAAGATAAAGTTGGTGGTCTACCTAATGTTGGAGATGTAGTTGCTAGTGTATTTGTTGCTAATACTGTAAATGTATTTTCGTTAATTACGCTATTTACAGTGTAATGACCATTATAACCAGCAGAAGTTATGTTGCTTATTTGTACTTCTGCTCCAACTTGAAGTCCATGCTCTGTATCATCTGTTGTTATTGTAATTAAACTTCCGATAGAAGTACTTGCTGCGGATACAGATCTTATATCATAACTTGGTGCAAATAGAGCACCAGTTGTATACATTACACCTTTACCTGATTGATATCTAATGTATTTTTTGGATTGACGAACTGCATGAGCACCATGAGATGGTCCACCAACACCTAATTGAACACCACCATCAAATGGTCTGTGAACATAGAAGCAATCTGGTCTTGGATATACTGTTCCAGCAATTCCAGCAGCATCAACAGAACCTATAGTTCTAGCACTAAATCTTATGGTATTTAATTGTGGTACACTATCAACAACAAATGGGCCAGATGCTAAACTATGACCAGCACCAGCAGAAGTTATTGTTGATGTTATAGTATCTCCAGGCACAAGACCATGAGCATTAGCAAATGCTACTTCAAATCTTGCAAGTGACGAATGGGAGATTGAAGTTGCATCAGAAATCTGAGCAGTTGTCAACTCTGATATAGCAACAGATGGGAAGAAGTTTAGAACTTGACCAGTGCTTGGTGTTCCTGATGGAACAACTGTTGATATTCTTCCTCTCGTGGAACTATTTGGTACAGTAGTAGATATAGTTATGAACAAATCATTAGTTGGAGTTGTTCCTCCAAGTAATGTTCCTGGTACTTTAAGTTGATATCCTGGGAAGTAACCAGATCCAGGAGAATCAACAGAAACCAAATACCCACTAGCAGATTTTGCTATATTAAATGTTGCACCAGTTCCAGTAAATGTTCCAGAAAGACCAGTATACGATACATTTCCAGAGAATGCTGTTCCTGCTGCAGAAAATGCTGTTATAGAACCAGATGCATCTACAGAAGTTACTGTAATTGTTAAATTATTTGTTCCAGAAGAACCACCTAAAATAGAACCATCAACAACTATTGTGTCATTGTTTGCGTATCCAATACCTGTTGATGTTTGACCAGTTTTGAATGATACTGTATATGAGGCAGAACCAGATCTATAAACATCAAATATTGCTCCAGTTCCAGTTCCAGTTGATATTCCAGAAACATCAGCATATGTCCTAAAACTAGGAATAGCAAATCCGTAAGCATTATCTGATATAACTGTTGAGTTAGGAACTCCATTATAAGATAATAATAATTTAGTATACGCATCTGGATAGAATGGTGATCCAAGCGCAAATACTTCTTCGGATGGAACAGCAAATGAAGATCCACTATAACGTGAATTTCCTATGGAGAATCTGGTTGCATCTATAAAACCAAAAAACCCAGAAGTTCCATTAAATGAATTTCCTATTCTTATTTGGGATTGAGGATATGAATTGGTATCGTTATATGTTGACCCTTGCTGAACTCCATTTACATATAATCTTGTTGATGTTCCAGTTCTAGTAACTGCAACGTGAGTCCAAGCACTTGGTGTTATAGTAGTAACTCCAACAATTCTTTCTACTCCATTTACATAGTAAGAAAGAACATCTGTAGAAGTTATTCTCAGTACTGGAGCAACTGATGGCTCAGTTGTTCTCATATCAAATAAAACTTCTTGAGTTCCTTGTCTATTTCTATAAATCCAAGTTTCAAATGCAAAATCTGATGTTTGAATATCAAAATCTATGCTTGTATCTATTCCTACTGCATCTGTAGTTGTTCCATCAGTAGGGTTTAATAAAAGTGAACCTACACCAAAAGCTTTTTGTGATTGTGAAATTACAGCACCACCAATAACATTAACTAATTTTGATGTTGTAAATGTGGTAATTCCAAGAGTTCCAGGATCAACTCCTCTAATGTGTACAACTAAATCGTTATCAGAGTTTCCACCCAAACTTGAACCTGGAATAATTAGTCTCTGGTTGTTTTTGTATGCTACACCTGGAGCATTTAAATTAACCAAATATCTTCCTTGGGTTCTATCAACATCAAAAGTTGCGGAACCACCAGCCCCAAAGTTTTCTGGAGATGCTGATAAAATTCCAACATTATTTGAACCACCAACAGCATTTACTAGGTAAGGAGTTGAAAGTGTTATTTGGTTTCCATCAATATTTGTTACAAACGTTGAATTTCCTGTACCATCATTCAGAGCAGAACCAACTTGAATGTCAGTAACACTTGTTACTGTTAGTGTGTTTGAAGGTGCAACAACATCTTCTAATAAGGTTGTTACTGCAGAGGTTGTTGTTATTCCTGTAACTTGTGCTCCTGATGGAATACCAGAAGCAGTTAGTGGTGAACCAAGAATTGCATTATTTACTCCAGTAAAACCAATTCTATTTGACCCAGAACGAGTTATGAATTTTGATGTGAATGAACCAACTACTCCATTTGAAACTAAACTATATGTTGGTGATCCTATTGCTGCTCCAGTATAGAATCCACCTCTTCTTAATTGTGTATATGGTGCATACAAACTCTCTGTTGGGTCACTTGTTCCAACTTTTCCTTTTGCAAAATATGTAAATGTGTTTGGATTGAGTACAGATTGTACTATAAATGAACCTTCTGCTCTAGAAGAACCTGCAACTGTTTCTAATAAACCAAACATTCTAAATGGTTGTCCAGAAGAAAACCCATGTGGTTCTACTGTTTGTACAGTAATTAATGATGAACCAACCCCATCAGTTCCTTGACTTGCATCAGTTTGAACTTGAGATACAGAAATGTCGGAACCTGGAATCTCATAGGTGCTAGGATAACCTCTTAAATGGTCAATAGTTTGCCATTTTGTTGGCTGAATTCCATATTCGAAGTCAGCATCAATCATGGATTGCGGTGTAGCAACCCTCATTCTTTCTATAGCATCAGTACCAAAATTATATGGTCTAAATCTTACTTCCTCGTCTTCAATAAAAATTGATATAGAATCTGTGGGGGACTGGTCAGAAGTATCAAACTGAAAATGTATAGTTGTTACACCGTTTGAGATAGAATCCGCATATGGGAACTCTGCACTATCTCCAGGTGTAAACTCTACGATAACTGGATTTGATGGGTCAGCAAAATTATAAAGAATTTTATTATGAGTCACATTTGTGATCATCAAAATTTTATTCTTCTGAATTTTATCCAGAACTTTTACATTTCCAACCCCAGAAATTCCAGGAGTAAAAACATAATCTCTAATTTGTCTTTTAGCCATTTAAGATTATCTCCTTATAGTGCAAATTAAGAAAGTGCGATTGCCATTACAATTGCTCTTGTATCAACATATTTTTTGTTAGTGGCATCCAAATCAGAGGTTGCAGTCCCAACATTTATAACTTTATTATTTAGTGCATTGATTGTTGAACCAACACTTAATGGACCCCCTATACTTGCCCCATCATTAATTGAAATACTTTCAGAAACAGATAAATTTGCAATACCGTTCGTTATAGTTAAATTTAAATTTTTGTTTGCAGATAATGTTCTTGCTACACCAACGGGACTTTGATTTGAACGGAATCTTATCGTTGATGAAACATTTTCGGGAAGATTGCCAGTTACATCTTCAGCACTTACTTGAGCATCTATAGATGTAGCTGTAATAATACCAGAAACGTTTACATTTCCAGATATACTTGCTGGACCAGTTACTGTTAAATTAGAAAAAGTATTTGGAGGAAGTGGTTCTTCTACAGACTTCCCAAATACAACAAATGATACCTTAGAACCATCATCCGAAGAATATACAAGAGTTTGCCCATTTGATAGTTTTAAGTTTGTTCTTGTATATGATTGATTTGGGTGAAGATTTTCATTATATTCAATATATTCTGAACTATTAAAGTTTAATATTGATGATGTGGTAATTCCTAATCTAATTTTAGAATCTAATGAACCCAAATTAGAGGCAACTACAGTAACCTCTACAGATCTTCCTACTGGTGCAGTATATAATGGAAGTCTTTTATTTTTTGTTGATATTTGAGAGGTTAGAATTACTGAGTCTGTAGTATCTGAATATTCTTCCCCAAATATAACAAAGTTGGTATTTGGCAAAGAAGATTGTATAATTAAACTTTGACCATTCCCAAAATAAATAGTATCAGATTCATATGTTTCTCCTCTTTCTAAAATAGCAGAAACAATATACTTTGAATCAATACCATTTGTAGAAATTCCAACTTTAATTCTTGTTGGCTCAAAATTTTTGTGGGAAACGGTTATTTTTCCGTCTACCAATACCCCAGAAGAAGAAGTATATAATATAGTATTTTTATTCGGAATTGGTATATTAGACGATAAAAGGCCAAAAGCCATGATCTATACTTTAACTTTTAATTATTTATAAATCACTTACTATGATAATTCTTACTGGTTCTTCTGGTTTTATTGGAAAAAATTTTCTTAAGTCTCTTAATAAACCAGTTATTGAAGTTGAAAAAGATGATTGCTTTAGATTTCTGTCCTCATTTGACCAATGGAATAAGGTAAGTCTTATTCTTCACCAGGGGGCAATTTCATCAACGATAGAACGTAATATATCTACTTTACACCACAACAATGTTGCATTTACGTTGCAGTTGTTTGATTATGCAATTAAATATCAAATCCCAGTAAAATTTGCATCTTCAGCATCAGTATATGGAAATACTTTTGGGACTATTAATCCACTTAATTATTATGCAATTACAAAATTCTCATCAATTCAATCATTTAGGTATTTTAATGTTTATGGAAATGGTGAAGAGCACAAAGAAGACCAAGCATCACCAATCTCAAAATTTACCAAACAAATTAAAGAAACAGGAAAACTTAAACTTTTCAAAGGGTCTGACCAATTTTTAAGAGACTTTGTTTGTGTAGATGATATTGTAAATATTGTTCTTAATAACAAAGCACCATCTGGAATTTATGATTTAGGTACTGGAAATCCAATTAGTTTTCAAGAAGTTGCAGAACTTGTTGCAGAAATAAAAAAAGGGGAAATCGAATACATCGACTTCCCCGAACATTTAAAAGGAAAATATCAAAACTATACAAAAGCAAATATGGAATGGTTAACTGGTTATGAATTTAAAACAGTTAGACAGTATCTCCTTCAATGACTCTATAGCTATCAGAATCAAAATGCTGAGTAGAAAACTCAAATAATTCTGTATCCTCTAAAGCATACATCCTATGCCTGAGTCCCACTGGAACATGGAAATTATCTCCTTTCCTTAGGACTTTTTTTTCTGCCAAAGTTATGTCATCATCATAACCATAAAGCAATATAATTTTTCCAGACTGAATATAAAAGGTCTCGTCTTTAATTTTATGGTAATGCCAAGAGCATTGCTTCCCCTTTACAAAATATAAAAGTTTTCCACAGTACTGCTCATTATTTACTATCCATTTTTCAAATCCCCATCCCTTAGGGACTAATTTAATTGAAGAAGTCATTAGCATTCATACCTTTGTCATCTATGTATATATCACCACTTGGTTTTCCTAGTATTAATTCGTGGTATTTACATCCCCATATGTCTAATTGCATTTTAGTCAGATTGTAAAATTTTTCTTCTGCTTTTTCTTTATCATCTTTGTACCTTCCCATACCACGAGCAGTAAAGTACTTTATGATATGACCTGCATCATATAAGGAGTTTAGTTTTTCAATTCTTTCGTAGATGGGAGTACTACCTTCATATTTGCAGGATGAACAGTCTCCATTAATACAGATAGTCCCATCAATGTCTATTACATATGTTGTTAACGTCATTTTTGCTTAATACATAAGTTCCATAATTTTGGACAGCAATAGAAGCTGCCCTGTTTGCTAAACACAATGCCTTATTAATATCATTAGTTTTTAGATAACCATAAGTCAATGCTGCAAGAAATGTATCACCAGCACCAACCACATCATATACATTAACCTTTTCTCCTGGGTAATGGGTGTCTCGGTAAAAGCAACCATCAGAACCTTTTGTGACTATTAGGTTATTGTATTCTCCTGGATTTTCTAATTTTTCATACTCAACATCATTAATTTTTATAAAACAATTTTCTTTATTTGGTAAGATTGTTTTTTTGCTATCAATAAATACGGGAATACTTGAAGACCCTACTACTTCAAATAATTTTTTAGTAGTTAAGTATCCCTTATTATAGTCTGATATTACTATTGCATCAAAACCATTACTACTTACAGGAAGTAGCAATGGTTTTATTTGCTCCTCATTATCAACCCTAAGTAATTGTTGATTTGACTTTTGATCAATAAATCTAGTTTTAACTATTTTTTCTGAGTTAGTTAAAAAAGTAACATCAATATCAAATGATTGAAGATTCAAGCAAACGTTGCCTGCCATTCCTGCTTTAGTTTCAATCTTGGAATAAACCATTACAGGAACTGGTGCTTCTGGATTTAGTCTTTCACACTTTCCATATATGTACTCATCTTCACAACTATCCCCTATTAATAATACTTTGTACTGTTTTTGTTGTTGCATACTCTTCTATACGATCAAAAAATACTAAATTTGAAGCATATTGTGAACCTATAACTGGTTTTCCTTTCCAATCGGATCCTACTATCATTATATCAGGTTCTACTATTTTAACAAGGTTTTCCAGTTGATTGTCAGTAGCAAAGGAAAGAACAACATCTACTGGTTTAATATTCTGCAGATGAAATATTCTTTCTTGGAGATTGTATATAGGTCTAGAAGAACCCTTTTTTTCTTTGACTCTTTCATCAGTGTCGATTGCCACATACAAAAAGTCTCCTAAACTTTTTGCGTAGTTTAGGAGATGTATATGACCAGAATGAATTAAATCAAATGTGCCATTTACAAAAACTTTTTTCATTTATTTGGGAAGTAGATTAGTTTTTCTATTTCTGGAAGATATAAGTATTCAATCTGACTATTTCTCATTGTTCTAAATGCATCAATGATGGTTTCTACCATAGTGTCACCAGCAAGATTAAATGAGGTATTAAACAAAATTGGAACACCAGTTAATTCATAAAAAGAATTTATTAAATCATAATAGTTTTTATTTTGTTCTTTTGTTACAGTTTGTACTCTGCAAGTACCATCAACATGTGTTATTGCTGGTATTTCTTTTTTCTTTTCTTCCAATACATCAACAGCATACATCATATATGGACTTTCTTCAAGTCTATCCATATCAAACCATTCTTTAGCGTTTTCTAGTAAAACAGTACCAGCAAACGGTCTAAAGTATTCTCTTCTTTTTACTGTATTAACAATATCTTTTCCATTTGGGTGTCTTGGGTCAAAAAGTATGGACCTATTTCCTAATGCTCTAGGCCCAACTTCTGATTTTCCTTGTGCCATTGCGATGATGTTCCCATCCACTAAAAGACGGGCAATATCATCTGGACTTACTATTGTTTCTACCTCTGAATCTTTTAATTCATAGTTATATTCTAATTGTTGTCCTAGGTAAATATTTTTTAATTTGAAATTTCCTTTTTCATTTAGTTTATCATATAAACCAAAAGCAGCACCCATAGAAACCCCACAATCCGAAGAAAGAGGTTCGATAAAAAGATTTATATCTTCTGGTAAAGTCTTTAATAATTTGTAGTTAGCAACACAATTTAAAGCACAACCACCAGTTAAAATTAAATTTTTACAATTCGATAATGATAATGCTCTTTTTGCTAGATTAATTAAATATTGTTCATATTCAAATTGAACAGTATACGCAAGATTTCTTCTTCTTCTTTCAAGTTCTTTTGGACCATAAGTTACATATCCAGATAAAATCTTTATTTCATCTGATGCCCAATGTGATTCTGATGCTTCAATGTATTCATATCCATTTAAAATTGCTCCAATGTCATCAACATTATGATAACTTAGGATACCAAATCTTTCTGGTATTCCACCAGACTCGGTTATCATTGGTTTTATGTTTTCATCATAGGCACCATATGGTGCTAACCCCATAGTTTTTCCGCATTCTAAACTAGCCCACCCCAACCACTCTGTTGCAGCAGCATATACCATTCCTGCTCCAATGGTTTTTTGTTTATTTACATATTTTGGGATAGGTAATTCTTCTGATGATTTAACTAATTCATCTTTTCCAAAAACTGATTGATATAAAATTTTAGGTTTATTTGTTTTGCTTAATTGGAAAATGGTTTCATTTTCTTTTCCATATGGTAAATCTGACCCAGCACCATCAAGGACAATAACTATCGCATCATCAAAATCTGAATGACCAAATGCACAATTTGCATGTAGTAAATGATGATGCTCGGATTGCTCAAATTTCAATACTCTAATTCCACAAAAGTGTTGAAGGTATTTTACATACACTGAAGGGTCTGTATTAAAATCCCAAAGGTAAGTAAAAGTACAATAATCAATAGTATTTGTGTAATTTTTTATCAGTTGTAAAGAATGAAGAGGAAATTTATCATGCTTAACATGAGTTAATCTTTCCTCTTCAATATGGAGGACAACCTTATCGTCCTCCATTAAAGTTACGGAAGCATTATGATGAATATTGAATGATAAAATCCACATAAATCACTCGTTAGGAATATAAACAAGTTTTTGAATTTCTGGAAGATACATGTATTCGATATCACTCTTTTTCAGAGTATTTACACCATCTTCTACAGTTTCTACCAATGGATCACCACCAAGATTAAAACTAGTGTTGAACAAAATAGGAACTTCACTAAGTTTTTCAAATGCATCAATGAGATTATAGTAGTGCTCATTTTGCTCTGGAGTAACCGTCTGAATACGGCAAGTGCCATCAACATGGATAACCGAAGGAATTTTTTCCTCAATGCCTTGGTGGCATTTTACTGCGTACATCATATGTGGAGTTTCATCACGTCCTACAAGGTCAAACCAGTCATGTACAGATTCTTTTTTAATCGTACATGCAAAAGGACGGAACCATTCACGACGTTTTACTGTATTGACAATATCTTTTCCATCTTTAATTGTTGGATCAAACAGAATTGAACGATTGCCAAGAGCACGAGGACCACCCTCAGAACGTCCTTGATACATAGTTACTATGTTTCCATTACGAATGAGTTGTGCTACTTCATCATAAGAAGTATCAGTAACTTCTAGTCCTTCTAAAGCATCTTCATAAGAGGATGGATCATACTTTGGTCCATAATAAACAGATGCCTGTTTTTGTGGTTTTTTATTTGATGCAATTTTATTCCAAATATATTTTGCACCACCAATAGAAGTTCCACCATCATGAGAAATTGGTTCACAATAAATGTTTAAATCTGGGAATTCTTTCCAGTATTTGTAGTTTGCAACACAGTTAAGACCATATCCACCACAAATAACAATGTTTGTTTCTCCAGTTTCTTCATGTGCTTTACGAATTAATTCAACCATCCTATCTGACGTTGCTTCTTGGATAGCATATGCCATGTCCTTTTGGATTTCTGTATATTGTCCAACCTTATGATGCTTAACATCTTCCATTAGAACATCATATCTTCCCACATTTATTTTTGCAGCATTTGGATATGTTGGGATAATTAATTCTCTATTACCCCATCCATTACTGAAAAACTTTGGAAGAGAATCGTTTGGTTTTCCGTAAGGTGCAAGTCCCATCAATTTTCCTGCTTCAATTGCAGGGAAACCACAATATTCCGTAACGGATTCATACATTTTAGTATGTCCTGGATATTCAGTTATAAACACTCCTTCTTTAACTTCGTTGCATCCTATGGGTGCTTTTGTTCCCAAGTGCTTATAAACTACCTCAAAATTTTGTGGGTATGATGCTTTGAAAATACTTTCAAATTCAAATACCACATCATCAACACCCTCAAATTGAAGGAAACTTCCAGCACCATCGGCAATTACGCAAGCAGCAGTTTCAAACCCAGAGTTATAAAAACCACATGCAGCGTGCATTTCATGGTGAATTGTGTCAATGAAGTGAACTTCAAAATCAAACTTTTTCTTGGCAAGTTTTCTCACCCATCCGTGATATAAGTCTTCTCCAGTCCAATCCAATTGTGGTCCATGCCTATGAGTATGACAAACAACCAAGTGGTCAATATGGTCAACATAGTCAAATACCTTTTCAAGACCAAGAAGGGGTGAACCATCATATTTAAATTTAGATAGTCTTTCTTCTTCAAGATAAAAAATAACTTCACCATCTTTTAGAAGAGTTGTGCTTCCGTTATGACCACGGGCACATGCTGCAATAATAGTCATATTTTACACCTCAAATAGTTTTAACTGTTTCAATAAATCCTAAAGATTTTTTATTATTTCCATTAGGTTTAATGCCATTTTCTTCCAAAACAGCATCTATTGAATTCATTGCTTTTTTAGTTTGTTCTGCTGATGCTCCAGTGAATTGAGGTGATTGCTCTAATTTTCCTGGGGGCATACCGCAAGATGCTTGTTGTTGTTCCATAGTTGGGAGAACAACTGCATCAGTTTTTTTAACATAATATCTATTCATCAATTTATCTACTGATTGGAGAATGACTGATTCTACTTTGTCATTCATTGCCATTATTCCATCATTAGTTCTACCACTTACTTCATCCATTGCGATTCTAATGGGATCATAAATCCGTAGACCTTCTCCCATATCAAGAACTTCAAATTTGTCACAATTTGGATAACTAATATTCTCTTTACATGTTGCACCAACTACAACAACAGCAGGAATATCCAAAGAATACGCCATGTGCTGACCAACAGAATCGCATCCTAGGAATAAATCTGCTTCTGCAATAATACCTGCCCATTGTCTTAAGTCAATTCCTCTTGGGCAAGCAACAGGGTCTTTGCACCCTTCTTTCTGGAAGTCTAATTCAACTTCACCCATATAAATTACAGAATATTTTTTCTGTAATTTTTTTATTATTGACACGACATTACTGAATTCAAAACTTCTTCCACTCGAATCGGTAATAAAATTACCCATTACTTGAGTACCACGACCAAATGGTTGGAATACAACAACTTTATCTTTTTTGGTTTTTTGTCTAACTTCTTCAATAACAAATTTACCATTAATCATTTCTTGTCTAGAAAGTTTAATGGTTGGTTTTTGTAATTCTCTAATTCCTTTTCCGTTGATTTGAATATCAAAAGCCTGAGAAAGATTACACTTTTGATTATAGTATTCCCAAATACGATATGGTTCTGTGGTCACAATATCCATATCTTTCAGTTTATCTCTGAAAAGATTTTTGTGCCAGTGATCGTAGACTTTTGGAAAAAGAGTTGGATGTCCTTTGAAGAAATCTGTTCCTCCTTCGCAAACGATCAGGAAATCTTCATCGGGATTTTCTTCTTGATATTTTTCAAATGCTGGTATTGAGCAAATTACTCTGCCTGCTCCACCATTTACAAAAAATGCTTTTGATCTCATCTTGTCGCCTCAAAAATGATGATATTTAAATTATACAAAGTTATTTAGTACATAAAAAAGAGGGGATATTTCCCCTCTGATACTTTAGTTGTTTTCGGTCGAAAAAGTCAACTATTTAGATGAGTCTTGCGAAATATTTTATTATTCTGCTGCTGGTGCTTCTTCTGGTACTTCTGATGTTTCTGCTACTTCCTCTTCAGTTAATTCTACACCATCTCTGTATGGTTTTCCATCAACATATTCAACAGGACCTTCTGGTTTTTCAACTTTTTGTTCACCTGCCTTATTGTCATTTCCGAAGAAATTTCCATTTGCTGCACTCCAATTATCAGACCACATTGGATTTGTTGGGAAAGGAACCATCCAAGGTGTATCCAAATAATCCGCAAACTTTACAGGAACGTTTTCAAGTTCAGTTAAATATGCACTCCACTTAGTTTTTTGTGTGGATGTAAATGAAGAAGTATCTACTTCTTTATCTTGCTTTATAACAATAGCTAAAGCAGATAGTAATTCATCCTTAGTTACATGTGGTTTTTTCCATGGATATGGTTTTTTCCATTCTGAACCATCCCACTCTACATCCCATGCTTCTATTGTGTGACTTGGGAAAGTTGATTCTGGTCTACTATAGAATGGGGTAGTTTCACCCTCAAGAGTATAAGTTTTTTGTGGTACTGAATCACCAGGAGGGTCATAAGAACCACCTAATACTGCTGCTAACAATACGGGGTCTTTGTCAAAACTGATGGATGCATATCCAAAAGATAACCCAGAAAATTGCTCAGCAAATGCTTCATTCTCTTCTTCAGACCACTCATCTTGATAGGGAAGAAAACCAAGATGATTGGCAATTTTATTTGTTTTTGGATCAATCATAACATATACTTTATCTGGACCATTATAGGTGTATTCACCAGTCAATCCAAGTTCATTAGTCTGTGCCAAATATTCATCTGGCATATCATAGGTAATTTTCTGTGAAATTAATGGCATTGTACTTTTCCCTTATCTATATTGATATTTATTAGACGTATCTTACAGTGACACGAACTGCACCTGCCCAACCAGGATTTCCACAGCAGCATCCACCATTGCAAGTAGTTGCTGAGGCACCACCAAGTCCAGGAACATAATTGCTTTCAAAATATCCACCAAATCCTAGTTGTCCTGCTGCCCATGTTTGGTTCCAGAATCCACATGTAGCGTTTTCACATTGGTGAGAGGAAACCCAACCACCTTTTTGATTGACCAATCCACCTGGATATGCGATATGCATTAGGTTCCAAGCTTTATCTTGATGGCAGAAAAGACCATAAGCACCAGGCAATCCGAATGCACCACCATCTGCACCAGAATATGTTGCACAACATCCAACACAAGAAGTACTTAAACCTACGATATTATTTCTTCCACCAAAACCTTCAGAAGCACCAATTGCGGTCTTCCAGTAGCACTTTAATCCACAGAATTGAGTAATGCAGAAACTGCATCCACCCCATCCACCTTCTGCATAAAAATTAGTCAATCCTGTTCCAGTAACAGTAGTACACTCTCCTCTTAATCCAGTAGGACCAGGAACTTTACATGTTGGGGAACCAATTCTGAAAACATAAGGAGTTCCAGATGCAACACCAACTACTGTCTTATATGCATATGCACCAGCACCACCAGGAATACCATAAGCACAACAGCAAGATCCAGCACCACCTCCACCAGCACCCCAAATTTCAAAGGTAATTGCAGTTGTTCCTGCACCAGGATATGAAGGAACCTTCCAGCAGCAATATACAAAATTATTGTAACCCATGGTAAAGTCACCTGCTGGTGCTTGACAACATGTGGTTTCATAACTACCATCAGTGTTACCACACATGTGTGCCATAAAATAGGTTACTTGACCCTCTCTGAGTCTTCCAATACCACCAGAATGAATTCCTGTAAAATTTGGTTCTGCTGAACCCAACAGAGTTCTAAGATTTGCCATTTTTAATATTTCCTCTTAAAGGTATTTATCTATAGGTGATTCTGATGAGACCAGGAGTTCCAGGTCCAGCAGTAGAACAGTTTCCTGCACATGAAGTTGCTGAAGGATGTCCTGCACCTCTCATTCCCATTGAACAGTTTGCATTTCCAGGCCATTCACCCAACCAGCACATTGCTCTTTCATTACAGCAAGCATTTCCAGAGTTTCTGTGAATAATATATCTAGTTTCTTTATCTCTAAATCCACCTGGTTGAGGAATACCGAGTCTTACAAAACAGTTGTTTCCGCAAATGCAATCTACACGGAACCATCCTGCTCTTCCTGGCACTCCAAAATCTGCACCATAGTAACAAGCACAATCGCATCTATAGCAAGTTCCAGATACTGGGTCTAAGGTATAGCAACCTAATGAATTTCTTGGTGTTGGTCCAGTTGTTCCTCCTGGTCCATATGTTCCAGTTAAGTTTGCACCATGTGCATCATGGTAAATGAAACAACAAGTTCTTCCTGGAAGTCCACCCTCTGCACAGAAGTTTGTTAATCCACAACCAGTTATCCAAGTTTTACATCCAGTGGTTCCGAAACAGTTACATGTACATGTAGCATTTGGACCAACAAACCATAAGTAGCACATACCACCTAGTGTATCTAATCCCAAATCTCTAGCACATATGGTCTTCATGGCATATGCACCAGAACCACTTGGGGAACCTTGCTGACAGCAGCAAGCACTTCCACCTGAACCACCACCACCCCAAATATGGAATTGTACAGTAGTTACTCCAGGGTAAACACAAAATCCACCACACCATTGTCTGTATGATGTATTGCAGTTGTCAAACCAACAATGACCACCATAGAAAATATCAAAACCATCAACTAAAAGATTACCCCAACCATTTCCCCATTGGGTGGAACGAAATCCGCACACTCTTTGCTGGAGTTCAACTTGATTCTCTGTATTTAATAATTCTCTTAATCTAGACATTTAAATTCTCCTATTAACCGTAAGTGATACGAACCATTCCAGCATGTCCTGGACCACCACAATAACAGTTTCCTCCAGTTGAAGATGCTGATCTTCCTCCCATTCCAACAATACCTTCGTCTGCACGTTGTGATGCGTGTCCAAAAAAGTCTGAGAATCTATAATGAGTTCCTTGCTCACCTGCAAGGTTCATGTCAGAATATCTGTATGGAAGATATCCACCTCTAGTATTCACTAGTCCTCCAGGATATGGATGATATTGAACAAGCATACACCAATCTGCTGCAGATTGATTGCATGGAGAACCTAGCAATCCAGGTAGTCCTCTTGCACCACCGTCTGCACCATAGAATGGAGCACAATAAGCACACATAGTCCAGCAAAGAGCACCATAGCAAGGATTGAGGGCATGACTATAATCAACTCTACGGCAATTTGAACCAAATGTAGTTCCTGCACCGATTAAATCATATTGATTTTCTGTAACATCTTGGTAATCAATTGGATAGTTACCAATTCCAGCACCAGGTGTAAAGCAAGAGAAACCACAGTTTCCCCAGAGGTCACAACACATTTGGCAGTTTCCAAATGGTGGGTTTGCTCCTTCAGAACATGCTTGTGTATAATCGCACAAACAAGTCATTTCCCATTGATAAGCACAATGAGACAATCCACCGTATCCACCTTCTGCACAGAAATTATTAAGTCCATATCCAACTACGAACGACTTACATCCACGAGCACCAGCATTAGATGGACTGCAGCAAGAAGCAGATGCAACACAAATTTCATATGTGCATCCACCAAGATCAAATCCCGTACAAATGCACTTAAATGCATAAGCACCTGAACCACCAGGAGTTCCCCACATACAGCAACAAGTGCCTGGTCCTCCTCCTCCACCACCCCAGACTTCGAACTTAATAAATGTAGTTCCTGCTGGGGGTTTCCAAATGTAGCACTCAAAGTGCTTATGTCTGTTTACAGCACAATGAGTTCTAAACTGCAATTGCTGATATTCAGAACCAGGAAAGGATATAGGTGTTGAAGGTACTGTACTAATACCTGCAGTTTGGAAAGCAGCAATTTGTTGCTGATCAGTATAACTAATTAAATCTCTTAAATTTGCCATTTTTCTCTCCTCTAATTATTAGGCAATTATCATGAGTTGAGAATTACCCATCCGTATTGTGGTCCACTGTAAAGAAGTTCTATGGCATTATTAGGAATGTTCAATACGAGATTCTCATTTAAATTGGCAATCTTTGTTGTTGCAGTGTTAACACCAACAGTAACAAAGTTATTTCTCCAATTTCCTGATGGATCCACGATAGAAATTCTATCACCAATATTTGCAGTATCTGCACTTGGGATATTAAAGGTAATAGCAGTACTTGTGGTATCTACAAGATAAGTTCTACCAGAAGTTGCAGTATATGGTGTAGTACTTACATTTACAATCTCAGTTGTAAATGTTGATGCAGAAATAAAACGTCCCATTGTTCTAAATTACTCCTCTATGGTTGTTAATTAATTAAAGTGTGGATTGTTCAACACCGTAAACGTTAACGCTTACATTACTGGAATTAGAATATGCAATGACTTTTTTGCCAGCATCTATAACTAATCCAGTTCTTTCGAGAACACCATTGGGTGCAATAAAAGAATTAAATTCAATAAACTCAGCATTTGTTGGTGTTTCTGTTGCTGCAAGTGCTACACGAACAGCAATATCTGTAGCATTTCTATTTGCAACGTTGACATTAACGTATGCAAGTGTGTTAGAAGGAACAGTATATACTGTTGTGTAAGTTGTAGAAGCAATTGCTACTTGTCCTAGTACTCCAGATGCCATTTAAATCTCCCAATTTTTTTGGTTCAATCTTATATGCAAATATTTATAATCTACAATAAATCAAGAAGTTGCAACCCAGTAGGTGAATGGTCTTGATTTAATAATTGTATTATCAACGTATGCCTTAACTGCTGCCTGTGTTGGAACTTTTTCGTTACTATTTTGAGATAGTGTAATATCGGTAGAGAATTCATTAATTTGAGCACCCAACTGAGCACCGATAGAACCAAGTCTCAAGGATGTAAGACCAGAAAGGTCGAATGCAGAAGCATTCAAGGTAGCAGCACCAGTTGCCTGGTTAACACGGAAATACTTACCAACACGGAAGTTACCATTTTGGTCTGTGGATACGTAGTAAACACGACCTGGATAATCTTCAGTAACTTCTCTAGATGGAATTGGATCAACTGTAGGAACACCTGGCCAATTTGTAGTCGAAGTTCCTCCAGTACCGATTTGAAGGAAATCATGTCCAGTCAATCTAACTTGTGAATACAAGTATCTAATTCTAAATGTTTGCTCATCATATGCTCTATTTGCTTTTTCTTCCGCAAGAATTAGTGTTGTTGTTCCAGTAGTATCAATTCCAATTGAAGTTACCTTCATGAACTCACTATCAATCTTGATAAAGTTATCAGTAGCAAAACCAGTTGTATTATTTACTCTTACGAATGACTGTACAGGTGACTGGTCTTTAATGATTTGAGTTCCTGCGATTGTATTTGCAACACCGATTGCTCTAAATGATGTACCATTTGAATAACCAGTTGCAATACCAGCACCCTCTTGTGCTCTAAGAACTGTCATTGCAATGGAGGAATCCAAGCTGACAATCTTCATTAACTCATTTGTTGGAGTTAATACAAATCCATTTTGGAAGAATCCTGCAGTTGAACTTACAACGATTTGAGTGTCATTGGCACCAATTGGAGAAGCAACAGTTGCTGTAACATTTGTCCAAGGATAATTTCTAATGTTATTATTTGTTCCAAAATGCTTTGCAGCAGTAGTAGTAAGTTGTGCTCTGTTTACTCCAATATTTCCTCTTCCATCTGGTGCAACATAACTTACGTTCTGAATAACATAAGTAAACGGATCAGCACCAGTAATAGTTGTTGCTGCGGTTCCAATTACACCACCATTTCCACTTCCAGTAACAAACTCAACGCTTCCTCCAGTCTGAAGATTGTTTTGAAGTCCTCTTACAATAATGGTAAATCCATTTTGTCCTCTGTTGGCATCTGTATTATTTGTTAAGAATGCTTGAGTTCCAGAGGTTTGACCTGTAATTAGTTCATTTTGTCTAAATCCAGATCCACTAGGACCAGAGGTTACTACATTGTAATAGAGTGCAGCAATTGAAGTTTGTACGGAAGTTAGTTCACCAACTGCCCCAGAAGTTGCACCGATAATTCTTTCACCTTGAGTGAATCCTGGTGCAGTAATGGTCTCTACATTATATTTTAATTGAAGTCCTTCAACGGTTCCTGCTAAAAATGCTTCATCAGTGTTGTATCCAGAACTTACAATTCCATAGTTACCCCAAGAACTATTTCCTGCAAGAGAACGAATTCTTCCTCCACGAGTTGAGCAATAGCTGATATGAGCATAATAAGTGAAGCAAGAAACCATTTCTGCCGCAGCATTATTCGTTACCCAGAAACCAACACCGTTATCGTGAATATTAGTCCAAGAGTCAAAAACGATGGATTTGTTTGATCTTTGTGGGGTATTATCGTATTGCTTGTGTACTTTACCATCAACTACTGCTCCAACTCCACCTGTTGAGAATGCAGAACAGTTAGATACGTATGGAGACTTTGTAATTGGTGAATTTGGATTTAGTTTTACAAATACACCACGTACAGTAGCATTATTTAAATCTTTATCACTTGCAGTAAATGTTGTGTTTGTCTGTGATACTGTTTGGGAAGTGTCAACTTCAACTTGAGTTGGGCTAATATAAGTAACTACTTTTGTTCCTACTGTAATATTTGTTCCACTAACAACTGTGCCAACTAAATCTGGGAACATTTCACCAGTACTGTTGGTTAAAATTGTTCCAGAGATAGAGCAAGGTGCGGTTAGTAATGTTCCTGCTGGTTGGAATCCAGTCAGTCCTTCCATAACAATGTCTTTAAGCATAGTTCTATCACTAAGCATAAACATTGTTGACTGGGAATTCAATAATGTAGTAGCATTATCAATTGATATGTCTGATGCTCCATTTTCCCAAGTATCTACACCAGATACCCAAGTTCCACCAGTTAATGGTTCGATTTCTACTTTCTTCTGTGAGAAATTAAAGTCTAGAATTCTTGCAGTTTTTGTGCCTGCTCCATTTGAAACAGTTGCTCCATACTGAAGTGCTGTTGATGGAGAAGAATTTAATGTCAATACTTGATGATTTGCGTTTCCTGCTGCTGGTACAATTTTAGTTGTTCTTAGGTTGTCTCCAACGATTGTTACGTTTGCTGGAACAGTAATTGGCAGTTGCTCTTCGTATGTTCCTGCTTTAACGTAAATTGTTGCTGGACCAGTTACAATACCACAAGCATGTTTGATTGTGGCAAATGCACGGTTAATGTTTTCACCAGTGTTTGAATCACTACCTTCTTCTGCTACGTAAAATACTGGATATGTAACATTATTTGTTTCCCAAACAGGAACACCATTTGGTGATACAGTTAATACCTTACCATTATCACCAATAGGAAGTGCTGCAGGACCAGCACCAGATTGATAAATGATGTCACCAGTGGCAGCAAGAACATTTGTCGCAGAACCCTGTGTTAAAGGATTCCAATATGTTCCTAATGAATCTGTTGCTGGATCATTATTTAAGTTAGTTGATGCTATGCTAACATAACTATTTGAATTTCTATAAATTGTGTCACCTTGCTGATAGGTAGTGACGGAAGACCAAGCACCTTTCCACTCAAATCCTTTAATAATCAAATCCCATTTATTTGGAACTTGAACAGGATTGCTGGTCATGCCAGCACCAACCTCTTCCTTAGCAACGTAGGAATAACCACCAAATCTTACAACTTCTCCTGGAACGTATGAAGTTGCTGTTGAATATGCTCCAACAAAATCAAATCCAGTGGTTAATGTATCCCAATCTGAGGAATTAGCACTTGGTGCTTTATTTGTGTTTAGTGTTTTAGAAACATAATTGTTTCCACCATAGAGAACAACGTCACCTTGCTGATAGGTTGTTCCTGAGTTCCAATTTCCCTCGTAATTAAATCCACCAAAATATGGAGTTAGATTGGAAGCATTGAATGAAGAAGTTGAAGCAAAGGAAGTTACTACTCTATACTGAGTATTTCCGTATTTTACTAAATCGTTGATTTTGTAAAATGTTGTTGGTGCCCAATCTCCTCTATTTGCGATTCCCTCAACATGCAAAGACCACTTTGCTAGGTCTGTTGAGTACCAATTGGTTTCGGATGCTACAGAAGTGTGATTCTGGGTACAGACATAAGTATTTGCACCAAATTTAACAATATCATCAATAACATAGTCTGTACTTGCTGTCCAAGCACCTCTCCAGTTAAATTTTAGTCTTCCTAATCTAAAATCAGCCATTTTTGTTTAATTCCTTACTTAGGTCCTAGGGTATTGTAATCGTATGTGCCACCAACTCTGGCAACAAAGTATCCATCATCATCGATGAAATAAGAAATTCTTCTAAAATCAAATCTAAACTGCTGATATTTATCTGCAGGATGATTAGTATATGATTTTTCTTCAGTAGTTTCTTCAACATAATCAATTCCTTCCAAAAAGTCAGGATATTGGGTTCCATCAGTTCTATAAAAGTCACCAACTACATTAGAATCGGTGGATCTTACTTGTGTATAATAAAGCATTCCACTAGAATCTCTGCGAAGTGCATGAATGTACCAATCATTTTCCTTCTTTAGTGTAGTAGTATCGTTAATCGAACTACTACTACTAGATGGAGATGATACCATGCTATTGCTTAGAAACATTGTCATGCGGAGACCCTCCAGTAAGTACCTTCCCAGATCAATTCGACACTAGCACCAGAAACATCACATACAAGTGGGGCATCAATGAGCCCCGAAGCATTTTTAAATTTCTGATTATTTTGAGTGACTACTATAAGATTATTTATGCTCCAGAAAGATTTTGAATCAAACAAGCTGATATAGTCACCTACGTTTACAAGTGTAGGTAGAGTAACAGAATATTCAGCACCAGTTGTATCTACATGATATTTTGTGTTTGCTTTTAATGCAATTGAAGTTGAAATGCCAGCATATCTTGCCTTTGATACTTCAAAACCACCAGCAGTCAAACCGTCATGAACTCTTATTACATTTTTATCGGTATCGACAGTAACTTCAGCCAAAGCACCAGTAAACGAAGCATGTTCTTGCTCAGTTCCTTTTCTGAGTTGAACTCGTTTTGTGTTTGCCATTTACATAGAGATTGTATATCTTTATTTATCAAATTATGTATATTCTTATAGGTTTTGGTGAATCATATTCCACATATCTATCTATAGAAGAACCAACAAACTGTGATTGGGTGAATCCATTGTATCCAGCATAAACAAAGTTTTCTTTAGATGCACCAGATAGTCTGAATAGAATTTGAGTTCTATCGTATGGAACAACTCTTGCAATTCCTGCTGACTGGAATCCAAATATTCTTCCTGTTCCACGATATGTCTCTGTATGTTTCTCCTCTGCATTTCCTGTAAATTTGAACAGGTTGGTTGCTGATGGTGAGAAAGTAACAGACTCTGTTTTGCTGACAATAGCAAATAGAGATCCAGAACCAATATAGGTTGCAGGTATTGCAGATTCTTTTGCCGAACCTGTAATTCTGAATAGTCCACCAGCAGAACTGACAACAGCAGAAGATTCTGAAGTTCCAACAAACGCAAAGATAGAACCAGAACCAGCATAACTCTTTGCTTTTCTCTCACCAGCATTTCCAACAAAGTCAAATAGTGCTGTTGATTTTCCTGGAGTAAACGATACTCGTTCTGCTCCACCACCAAATCCAAACAGAGTACCTGTTGTGGTCCAGTTTGTATTTCTTTCTGTTTTTGCCTGACCACCAAATTTGAAGAGTTTTGTTTGTAATGGTGGAACGGCAGTATAAGATTCTGTAGCACTAATGAATATAACTTTTCCGTTGATGTCCAGAATGGAATCTTTCGAACGGAATCTGATAAGACCAGAACCAGTGTAAGATTCTGTATTTCTTTCTGTTGCAGATCCAGAGAATTTGAATAGAGATGTTTTTCTTTCAACAGAACTTGTCGATTCAGTCTTGCTAACGAATGTAAAGAGTGAACCAGAACCAACGTGTGCGTAAGAATTATTAACAGAACCAGAACCAGTAATTCTAAACAGTGTTTTGAACTCTGGAAGTCTTCTTCCAGTAGATTCTGCTGCTCCTGTGAATCCAAAGATACGTCCAGAACCAACGTAGTTTTCTGTATTCTTTTCTTCTGCGGAACCAAATAGTGTAGTTTTTCCAGAACCAATATGCTTGAGTCTGGCTATTATGTTTGCAGTTCCAGAAAGTTTTGAGGATGTGGAACCAATATAAGATTCGGTATTCTTCTCAACCGCAGAACCAACAAACTTAAATAGAGCACCAGTAACTGGAGGTCTACTAATTGCAACTGTAGTTGATGCATTGAATCCAAATAGTGAACCAGAACCAACATATGGTCTTGTTCTTGCTGTTTCTGCACTTCCAAGAACATTAATAGTTCCTTCACCAACATGAACTGGTTTGGTCTGTGTTCTTGCATTTCCAGCAAGAGTAATTGAACCAGAACCAACTTCTGTATATTGGAAGAACAGAGTAACAACACCAGATGCTCTGAGTAGAGCACCTTTGGTTTTTGGAACACTTGTTGTACTTTCAATTCCAGAAATATAACGTTGCTTATCACGAGAATCAAGTCCAGAAACTTTTTGTCTAAGGTTAAATGAACCTCCACCAACTTCAGTGAGGGTAAATCCAATAGATGCTGCTCCACTGAATTTAAACAGTGGACCTGCTACATCTAATGCACCAGACAGTACTGCTGCAGATCCACCAAATGCAAATAGTGAACCAGAACCAACGTAGTTTTCTGTATTCTTCTCTTCTGCAGAACCAGTAAACTTGAATAGTCCAGTAGTAACACTGGAAATGGAACGTGATTCTGTTTTGCTGACGAATGTAAAGAGTGAACCAGAACCAACATAGGATTCTGTATTTCTTTCAACTGCAGAACCAAAGAATTTAAAGAGTCCTGTAGTAGATGGTGCGTTGCTGGATACTTCTGTAGCACCAGTGAACGCAAAGAGTGAACCAGAACCAACATAAGATTCTGTATTCTTCTCTACTACAGAACCAGAGAACTTGAATAGTACTGTCTTCTCTTCTACCTTTCTTATAGATTCAGTAGAACTAATGAACGTGAAGAGAGAACCAGATCCAATGTGTGGAGCAGGAACAACAGATTCAAATACAGAACCAAAGAATTTAAAGAGTCCTGTGGTTGATGGTGCATTGCTGGATACTTCTGTAGCACCAGTAAATGCGAAGATGCGTCCAGAACCAACATAAGATTCTGTATTCTTCTCTACTAGAGAACCAGTAAATCTGAATGTACCAGAACCAACTTCTGGTGCTGGTACAATTGCTTCTTGACCGTTGACCGAGATAAAGAGTGAGCCAGAACCAACATGACCAAGAGTTGCCTTTGGTATTGCAGATCCGTATATTTTGAAGAGTCCTTGTGGATTCTCTTTTGCTGCTGATGTAAATGTTGCACCAGTAAATGCAAATAGTGAACCAGAACCAAAATAGGATTCTGTATTTCTTTCGACTGCAGAACCAGTGAACTTGAATAGTCCACTTCCAGGTGGAATAGTTGGAACTACTGCTTCTGCACCACCAGTAAATGCAAATAGTGAACCAGAACCAACGTGAGTGAGACTGAATCTAATTCTTGCAGTGCTTCTTCTTGTGATGTTGATAGTTCCATCACCAGCATAACCAAATGACCTTACTTCTGTTGGTGGTCCAGATACAACTCTTACAAATCCATTACCAACATGGCTGAGTGCTGCCTGAATTCTAGCGGTATCACTAGTACTGAATCTCAGTACACCATATGGGAATCTATTTACATTATCTGTAATGTAACCATAATCAACCTTCTGGTTTCCATAATTTGTAGGTTGAGTAATGTAACCATAATCATCATCACTTGTATGAATTTCAGAAACAAATCCATAATCTAAACCTTCAATGGTTACGATTGATAATTCATTGTAATCATAAGTAACTTTTTCTGCATGACCAACAAATCCAAAGAGTGAACCAGAACCAACATAGTTTTCTGCACTCTTCTCGACCGCAGAACCAGTGAACTTGAATAGTCCAGATGTTGCTGGTCTGGATACTTTAGAGTCTGCAGCACCAGTAAATGCGAATAGTGAACCAGAACCAATATGTGGTGCTGGTGCAATAGAATCTTTTGCAGAACCAGAGAATCTAAAGAGATTTGTTGACTCTTGTTTTGCACCAATAGACTCTGCAGAACCAGTAAATGCGAATAGTGAACCAGAACCAATTTGAGATAGGGATGCTTTTGGTTCTGCACTTCCACCAAGAACAAATTGACCAGAACCTTTGTGAATTGGTAGTACAAAGATTCTTGCATTTCCAGATACTGAAATTTCAACAGTACCAGGAATTGCTGGTGATTGGACGATTTCAGTTAGTGATGATAGTTTTAGTTTTCCGAATGGGAATATATTATCTGTTTCTGTTATGAGTCCATAATCAATATTATTCCATGGTTTTTGTGGACTTACTATCTCGGATATTAGTCCATAATCATCATCACTTGTATGAATCTCAGAAACAAATCCATAATCTAAACCTTCAATAGTTACTACAGAAGATTCGTTATAGTCATAAGTAACTCTTTCCGCATGACCAACGAATCCGAATAGTGAACCAGAACCAATATAGTTTTCTGCATTCTTTTCTTCTGCAGAACCAGAGAATCTGAATATGTTTGGTTCTGCCTTTGTAATAATAACTCTTGATAGACCAGCACCAGTAAATCCAAAAATACGACCAGAACCAATATGTGGTGCTGGTGCAATAGAGTCTGCAACGGAACCAGAGAATTTAAAGAGATTTGTGGACTCTTGTTTTGCACCAATAGACTCTGCAGAACCAGTGAATGCAAATAAGGAACCAGAACCAACTTGTAGTAAAGATGCTTTTGGTTCTGCACTTCCACCAAGAACGAATTGTCCAGAACCCTTATGAATTGGAAGTACAAAGATTCTTGCGGAACCAAATATTGAGATTCCATCAACACCAAATATTGATGGTGATTGAGCAATTTTGGTTAGTGATGATAGTTTTAGTTTTCCGAATGGAAGTCTAGTATCATCGTCAATAATAAATCCATAATCAATATTATTCCATGGTTTCTGTGGACTTACTATCTCAGATATTAATCCGAAGTCATCGTCATCTACATGCGACTCCGCAATAAATCCGTAATCAATTCCTTCTGGTATTACTACAGAGGATTCGTTATAGTCATAAGCAACTCTTTCTGCATGTCCAACAAATCCAAATAGATTTCCTGAACCAACGTAGTTTTCTGTATTCTTTTCTGCCGCAGAACCAGAGAACCTGAATATATTTGTTTCTGCTTTTGTAATAATAACTCTTGAGAGACCAGCACCAGTAAATGCAGAGAATGTGCCAGTAGTATTGTAATTTCCTCTTGAGAATGCATGAAAAGCACCACCAGAGAAATTAATCGAACGTTTAATTCCTTCTGATGGTGCGTTGGTGGTAGCATAAACTGCCCCACTGAATCCAAATAGTTTTCCAGACCCAGATTGATATGCAACTCTGGAATTCTGAGACTCTCCAAGTCCTCGAATCCTTCCAGAACCGACATGTATTGGTAAAACGTATATCTTTGCCTTTCCTTGAACAAGAAATGTTATTCCACCAACACTTCTTCTTACTAGACTTACATCTGCAAATTCTGTAGATATACTTAGTTTTCCGAAAGGAACATTACTGCTGAGAATTGTAATAGTTCCATAATCAAACTTCTGCTCTTCAGAAGTTATTTCATCAGTAATTAATCCAAAATCATCATAATAACTAAAAATTTCAGTAATTAAACCATAATCTTCACTACCAAAAGAAACAATGGAACTTGTGTTATACGAAAAAATACCCCTCTCTTCCGATGAACCAGAAGAGAGAGAAGTATTAGTTCCAGTATAACTAAATACTGCCATTATTTCCCTCTATTTTATGAAATCATTGATGTCCATTAACAAAAATTTATAAGAAAAAATAAGGGGATTACAAACGCAATCCCCACATAACAAAAATATTTTTTTAGTAAATCAGTCGAGGCTGATATTGAGAGTAACCTTAATTTGGTCTCCGTTGTTCTGAATGTTGTAAGGACCATTTGTGAATCTTTCAGCAAACATGATGCTGCTGTAAAGAGTTGCACTTCCTACACCAGAGAGTGCTGGTGAAGTTCTAAATGTATTTGCGTCTGTTGTTTCAAAAACTGTATATGTTGATGATGGAGTGGTTGTATTTCCAGTTCCTGCTGCAATGTAAATTACATCTCCTGGTACAAGACCATGTGATGGTGCAGTTACTTCACTGAAGTTGAAGTAAATTGTAGCACCAGTAGCAGCCTGAATGTTGTTTACTAGGTTGTTACTTAGATAGACAATTCTCTGACTCTCATCAAAACCAGTAACTAAAGTATTTTCTGGAATTGCATTAACTTCACCAACAACGTTTCCATGAGTTACTGCCATACCAACAGTAATGTTTTCTCCAACATTTTCTGTAAACGTTACGATTCCAGTAACTGTTGTTGTATTTGCTTTGTCTAATACGATTCTATTGGTTCCTGCAACACCAACTACTCTTGCACCTAAAGCAATTCCTGTTCCAACAACTCTTTGGTTTGTTGTGATTCCTGTTGGGGAATCTACATCAACTGAGAAATATCCAGTAGAACCAACACCTGTTGGACTGTACTTCTTGTCAAAGAGGGTAACAAAGTTTCTACCAATGGTTCCAGTAGTTTGTGTCTTTGCTACTGCTACTGCTGTAGAAACTGTTGCTGCATCCTGAACACCATGAATCTCAACTGGCATGTTATTTGCTCTGACCAAGTAATAACCATACTGGTTATTTGCAGCAGAACTAAATGTAAATGTTTGCTCTGGATATGATGCAGTAGTTGTTCCTCTACCAAATGAAAGTGACTGGTTTAGGAATGTTCCAGTATTAGGAACAGTTAAGACAATTGTGTTACCGTCAATAGCAGCAACGGTAGCACGAGATCCAACTCCACCACCTTCTACATAATGACCAACAGCAATATTAGTTGTCGATGAAACTGTAATGGTGTACTGGTTTACTGTTCCTGAACCAGTTGTAGTAACAATTGGATTTACGATAGTTCTTACGTTCCAAAGATTACCATTCAAGAGGATACCGTACTGTCTTGAATAATCCTGGTCAAATCTATTATTGATTACTGATGGATATCCATTAGATGGAGCAGTTCCATACCCAATATTACCAGAAGCATCATATGGCTCATAAAATTTATCCTGAGCAGGAACATCAGATTCCGCTGGGTTGGTATCACTGGAATATAGTTTTAGAATTAGATTTCTTGGAATTTCATGATTACTATTTACAAGATACCTTAGGGATTGAAGTTCGCCACAATCTGGTACTAATAGTGCCATTGATAATGTCTCCTAACTCGTTATTAATTAACTTTATACTCTTATTTATAATATGGAATAATCAAATTTTTAATTTCAAAAATACGGAGCATCTTTGAACTCCAGTGCAACTTAAAACATTGAATCTTAAAACATCACCCAATTCTAATTGTTTTGTCCAAGTCGTAAGATTATCATCTTTGTTTTTGTTTTGATTATTTAGTATAGGATATTCATTTCCTACAATAGAAGTGAAATTGTTTGGAAAATTACTATAAGATGATTTTTCTATATCAAATGCTATTGTTCCTGTTGTCTCTGATAAAATTGTCCAAGATTCTAGAGTTCCACTAACATCCAATGTCAAATAACCTTTGTTCCCAGGAGAAATGTCTTGAGAACCATTATCAACCATAAAAACAATCGTTCTGGTCAAATCTGCAGTGGTTTGCAGTGCTATTCCAGAAAAATTTGCCCCTGCTGCTGGTGGAGCAGTAAATGACAAAGTACTTCCAGATACCTGATAATCAACTAAAGGTCTTAATATAATTCCATTAATTGAAATAACTAATTGCTGTTCGTTTGCTGGAGTGTATGGTTGTCCATTAACTGATAACTGAAATAAAGTAGTAGACCCATTAAACTGAGAAGAAATATTGTCCAATATTAAATTAGTATACTGGATACTTCTTAGTGGAGCTTCGTAATTGACTCCAATATTATATTGGTCCTCTTGAACTAAATTAACATTAAAATTCGGTGAGGATACTACTACATCATAGTTGCTCATATACTAACCCCAGGGGTGACTAAAAGACTTCCTTGAACAACTCTAGTATTATAATTTGATGGGGATGTTATCACAACATCATAAACATATCTCCCACCTTCCATTAAAGACGTTTCCGATTTACCCATAGAAACCATTATTTTTCCTTGTGCTCTATCTGGAAAGGAAATTGTAAATGGATATGTTCTTGATGAATATGGACTTTTTTTGATGTAACTTATTGCAGTATAATTGAATAAGTTCAATCTTGAACCATTTTCATTATAAATCGTAAAAGTGCTTTGGAAATCAGCACCTTGCTCTAGTACTAGATTTATAATCTTAGCAGACATCGAAAAAAGTTACTTTTTAGTTATTTATCTTTTCTATCAAAAGTTTTAAACAATCTTTTATTTCTTGAATATCATCTTTTATTTTATCCAATTCTTGTCTTTCTTGTAATTTTGCATTTTTTATCTTCAAATATTCATTGTATTCATGTTCATTGCAATTTAGAATTGCATTGGTCTCCTCATCTCTGAAGAGACCAGATGTGTCTTTTATTGGTATCATAGAACTGCTATTGCTCTCAAATCTTTGATTTTTGGAACAATTGATTGGTTTGTTCCTGCCATAATTATTTTTATCTGGAATCCATTAAATAGTGGCAAATCTTTTGCTGTATATTCATAACTTCTATATTCAGAATCAGTAGATGAAGGTAAGACGTTTATATCTGGTGTTCCATCATTATTTTTTGCATCTATCACATTTCCATTTGCATCAACATTTCTGAATCCAGGGAATAATTCAAATAGTTGCTGGTCATCTGGTGTATCAGATCTCAATAGACGATACATGACAACAATTTCATTTGATACATCTCTATATGCATCAAAGTAAACTTTGAGACTATCCGCAGACTTTTGTAATCTTATTACTTTGGAAACATAAATTGCAGATGTTGGATCATCATAAAGACTGTTGACTCTAGAATCAGAAATATAGTTTGATATTGGTTTATCAATTCTATTCATTGTTGTAATCACATTAACTCTATCCAAGTCTATAACTGGAGACACTTTTGTATCACTAGTGGATAAAGTCATTTCCATAACAAATGATTTGTAACCAAGGAAACTTTGTAAATTTGCAACCTCATTTACTCTAGATGCTATAATTCTTGGATTTTCAAAATAATTATTTGAATTTAGCGATATAGATTCAAATTCTCTTGCACTAAATGGTAGTTCTTCACCATTTACACTCTTTCCTGTAACGGTTCTTATTTTTGCTGCAATTGAGGTTGTTTCTGGCATTAACGATTGAATATTTGGTCTAATGCTATCAAATTGGATATTTTGAGATGCCTTTGGACCAGATATAGTATTTGCACTTGGTGAAATTATATTTAAATCATATGTTCCACCAGTCTTGGTTTCTTTAAAGAATAACTTTGGTGGACCAAATCTTCTGTCCTTTCCATTTTCATCCATTCTAACTTTAATGTGATAACTATCCAGTGTAATTGGATACTTATTAGCATCAACATCACTAAATGAATGAGTTCTGTTTATTCTTCTTAGGGAAACTCCATTGAATTCATATTTAAATACTGGTGATCCTGCAACATGATATGGAATCATGTTAACACTGAAAACTCCAGTCTGATCAATATCAACACCTCTGGTTATTCCAGTAAGAGTATTTGTCGAAGATTCAAATCCAGTATATCTAATGATTTCATTATTAATCTTAATGTATCCTGGATTATCAGAAGAAACTCCAACATTTTCGAAACTGGTGAAAATGCCAACAGATGAAACTTGGATACTTCCAGTTGCTGCCTGATTAAAGTCACTTACAATCTTTTCTGGAGGAACATCCGATTCAATTCCATATAATGTAACTCTATTATTATCAGCATACATTCCATGATTATTGTGATTGACTTTAAAATGTAATCCGTCCTCTAGTAATTCAGAATAATTTACCAATCCATTAGTGATAGTTGAAATTCCATTACTTGGATTTACATATGAAATTTCATTTGCAACGTTTGATGTATTTACTTCATCTTGAACTTGGTCAATAATTAATGAATTGAAAGATGAAATTATTCCTACTGAATTTGGAATAGTTAAGACCAAATTCTTACCGAAGTTTCCAGTCAAACTACTTGAAACAGTTAATGTATCTCCAATTGCGTAACCAGTTCCACCAATAGAAACTGTAGCAGCAACTGCAACACCAGATTGAACTGTTAAATCAACTTTAGCACCAGAACCTCTTCCTGAAATAGTTGATAATTCGACATTTGAATAGGTTGCATTTTGAGTATATCCTATTCCTGAATTTGTTATGCTTAGTGTGGAATTAATTCCAATAGAACCAACAATACTTGCTAATTTACCTGAGAAATTAGGATAATTTGACTGAAGTATTGTTGTTCCTGGAACTAAATTCGTAACATCAAAACTTGTTAGAGTTCCTGATAAACCGACTAAGATTTTCTTAGAATACGCAACTATTGGGTTTGGTCTTAAAGAAGCAATTTGTCTATTTCCAACTCCCAAATCTGGATTGTAGAATCTGAAACTTCCTGATGTTGATTTGAATTCTGCTCTGTAAAGAACAAATTTCAGGTCTTCCAATTGAGATGGTTCCCAAGTTGCACCATTTTGTGACTTAAACAATGAACCAAGAGTTGGTTGTTGGGAAACAATGATTTTTTCTGCTTCTGGTTTATTGATAGTTGATACATCAACTTCAGTCATTCTTGAAATCCAAACGTTATATGAGTTTGAATTAGAAATTAAAACGATTGCATAATCATTGCCACTTTCCAAAAATACTGGTGCTGGGAAGGTAAAGGTAGTAGATACAGAAGCATCCTCAGAAACATTAATCTGATCTGGATTCAATACTACTTCTCCGAAAGGAAGAATTTCCTGAGATGGAAGTCCGAGATAAGATGTTCTTAATTGTAAAGTTATAGGAATGTTTGCTTCATCTTTTGTTCTGAAGAATACTTCGCACTTTGTTACGAAAATTCCATTGTTTTCATTAACTTCAAATGTTTGAGCTAATGGGTCTACCCATCTAGTTTGAATTACTCTTGTAGATACTACTGATCTATTTGTAAGAGTTGTATTTGCAACTAATCTATCTTCAGTTTCTGTTAGTGTTCTGGAATCAGTTCTAATATTTCTTTCAATATCTGCATTTCTGATTCTTAATGTGAGACTCTCTACATTGTCTATAGTACCACTAGAAGTAAAGTTTGCTTCTGCAATACTATCAACTGCACCACCAACAGTAGAATTTGTTGAACTTGTTGTTAAGGTTAGTGTCTTTGTTCCAGAATCAAAAGTTGGATTAGATGGAATAGTTGGGTCTGGAATAAACAATGTTCCGACAAAAGTACCAGAGGAATCTGTTACGAGTCTAATATCAGTTACTGTAGCAACTGCATTACTCAAAGACCCGACCAATTGCATTGAAGGTGCTACTGATCCAAAGAATCTTGAATCGGCTTGATTCTCCAAACTTGCTGTGTCTACGTTTAATATTGTTGTTGTAGATGAATAGGAACCAGAAATAGAACTTGTTGGATTGTATGGATTTTCTTTGTAGAATTCAGTTGGTTGATTATATGGACCATACTTATGATTTTGCTTTGCCAGTCTAAATGTTATTGATCTGTTAACTCCAGTTACTGGCATAAATCCAGTTACAGTTTCACCTTCTATAAAAGTTCCACTTGTCATTCTAACTTCAAGAAGTTTAGGAACGACAAAATTAGTCATATCTCTATTGTCGAAGAATGCATACAACCTTGTGGATGGTTTCAGTCTTCTTGCAATTATTTCAATATTTCTAGACCTCATAAGGGTAATAATTGCCCTTGAGACAACTCTATCACCCAAACTTGTGGTATCAAATCTTTCACTTACTCCAAATTGAATTCCTTGTCTAGTTTGTTCTGTTGTAGTTGTAATTGTGTTATTTCTAAACTGTGTTACTGAATCTTGGAAAACATCAGTTGTTGTTATAACATTACCAGAAGTAACAGTAGTGGAAGATAGGAATGTGGAAGGGTTTTGTACCTGTGTAATCACAGGTCCCTGTACTATTGAGGTTCCTGTCCAGTTTGTTTCCCAAGCATTCCAATTAATTGGTGAAAGTCCAGTATTAGTATCAACACCAAGCATTTGTATTGCTGTAGTGTAATTACCCTCTACATCTTGAGTTCTTTGAGTTCTTCTTGTTTCAATCCACGTATCTGTTGATGGATTTAATTCAATGGTTCCAACCCAACTTGGGGTATTGAATGGATTTACGTTTTCCGTTCTAGTTGCAAACTTATTCTCAGTATAAATTACATCCTCATAATCTAAACATACAATGTCTCCGATACGTTTTACATTTCTAGAACCCAAGTCATTTGCAAATCTTAAATCAATATTTGGATTAGATGTAGTTCCAATTCCAATTACTGCCTCAGAACCTAAAATTAAATCAACAGAAGTTGTATAGTGTTGTGGTCTTAAAATACCAAGTGAAGTATCAATACTTGCTTTATATGATTGATTTGTTATGTCTCCACCATCATATGATTTGAAATTATCAACAAAGAAACCAGATTTGAATTTATCTAATCCTGTTTGTGGGTCTCTAATTGAAAGATTTTTTGTATCTGTTTCTAAAAGTGATAGTGAACTGTAATATTCAACGTTAGATAATCTATTTTCTAGTCTTGAGATATCTTTCATTGTATATCTCTTATGACTAGAAACAGAGATACGCACATCCTTCATATCATAGAGATATGGTGGATAATAGAAAGTTGCTATTTCTAATCCAGAGTCTAAATTATTTGGAGCCTTTGGTGAATTCGATGGAACACCACTATTAATAACAAAAGTACCTTCTTTAGTTAAGAATAATTTATCAATTCTTGGTAAGAAGTAACTATATGAAAGATTTATGGTTCTATCTTTTGTTATGATGTGGTTTGATGCATTTGCATTTAATGAGAATCTTCTGGATAAGTATTCAAAAGGAGATCTAGTTGCTGTTGATGAATCAAACTCTGATACTCTTGGTCTTAAGTCAATAATATCAGTATTTCTATATCCATCAATAACTGGTACATCCTTGGTATATCTGTCTCTATCGAAAGAGTCTGCAGATACAAAATCTCCATCATCGGATGAATTAATTGTATAATGGTTAAATATTACCTTTATTTTCTTGGTTGGGGCAGATACTTCTTTCTTTCTGATTATTCTCGAATAATCATAATATTCAGATCTTTGTCCATTATCTAAAATATAATTATCCTTAATATTTTTATCACCAACCGAGATTGCATTAACCACTCCAGAAATATTGGTTTCTGCAGAAATTACCTGTTCACCCAACGAGAATCTGTTTTCGTTTAGGTATACTACTTCGATGCTGTTAGTTCCATCATTGGAAACATAAGAAGCTACAGCACCACTAGTGCTACCTACAATTTTTTCACCTTTTATGAAATTATTTAAACTTGAATTTAATGATGTAAAATAAATTCTTGGTAATGATGGTTCTGAAGTTGAAGAAGACTCATAAATTCCAAGAATATTAACAACATCTGGAATGTTTAGAGATATAGACTTATCCTGAACTCTAAGTCCATAATACTTTCTAAAAGTTAAACCATCATTCAAGGTGGTTCTTCCAATTCCAGAAGAAATTAAAGATGAACCATCAACAATGATGCTTGAGCATCTGTTGAATAATTTTTTCTTTAGTTTAGTATTTACTTTTTTGTATGTTACTGTTAATATTGCTTGACCATTTCCACTTAGATTAACTAAACTAATAGTTCTTCCAGAAACATATACTTTTTGATTATCTAAAGATTCTATAGAACCATTAGAAATGTAAGTAAGACTATAATCTTCCTCATCAAATGGTTCTAGAGTCAGATTTACGTCTGTTTCCAAATTGCCATTGAAGGAATTTGATACTACTGTTACTAGATATGACTTTCTCAATGAGATTGAAGATGAATTTAAATCAAGACTAGAAATATTATTATTTTTTAATTTTGCATACAAGAATGCATTAGAAGTGTTTAATACATCTAACGTAACTTTTTTAAAATCGTTCGAAGTAATTGTTGAATTTGGAAGAGTTCCATCAGAAATACCAGCAACACTATTTGTTGGGATGAGAATTAGTTTTTTCTCAGAAACATTAATGTCAGCAACTTCATTGTAAGTTGGTATTGTATTTCCTTGTTTTGTATAAGATACAATGTCACCAGTTTTTATTCCAACATAAAAATTAGTCGTAGATGTTGTAACTGTACTAATTCCAGATGCTCCATCAGTAATAGTGTATTGTACACCAGATTCTGTCAAAGAAATCTTTTTAGATAAAACTGGATCTGCGGTAAATGATCCAATTCCAGATGCTGTGTTTACACCAACAATTTGGTGAACGTCTGTTAAATTGTAATCTCTAACTTTAGTAATTACTCTTCCATCTTCTATACCATCAATAATGATTCCTTCATCAACTTTGAATGAACCAGATACTTGATATAAATTGACGATATTTGAATTTATTACATTTTCTACAACATAACCACTCGAAGCACTATTCTTTCCTTCTATAAATGTAGAAGCATTTAAAGTAACAGATGCATTTAATTGTATAGTTGTATATGTTTGAATGTCAAATAATGAACAATCAAACTCACTTAGAGCATTTGCATACCCTGCATTTTTTAGTTTTAAATCATAAATTCTAGCAACACCAATTTTTTCACCAGAAGGATTTCCTGGAGTGGAGGTTCTTTCAGAATAAAGATGTACTTGGGAAGTTGAACCAAATCCAACTGGAAGAGAACCGTAAACATTATTTAATACAATTTGTCTACCAACACTAAAAGGTACTGATTGGTTTACTACTTTTTCTGTTGTTCTTGGTTTTTCAAAATCTACGATTGTTGTATCTATAGTTTCAATATCATATCCTCTTACAACTGCTTTTCCTGGAGAGACTAAAATACATCCTAGGGAATCACTTGGAATATTTCCTTGTTTTGTCTGTTGATTAGAAACAAACATTCCATTG